GAATCTAAAAAAGTTATTTGTGGATTACTATTTGCAACTAAAAAAATTTGACACTCGCCTTCTGGATTTGTAAATTCAAAATCCTGTACTAAACAAGACATTCTATTATCTGTAGTTGAAGCATTAAAACTTACATTGTTCTCAAAGTTTAAACTCCTGCCTTGAACATTAATATCACCTTTAGCAGTAATATCGCCCTCAACATCTAATGCCTGAGATATTCTAATATCATCTTCTGCTACCTCTATAGGTAATGATTGTCCATCAATCTGTAATGGCTTAAGATGCTTATCTAGCTTACCTTCTATTTTTACTTCTTTGCTCACTAGAGTTTGCTTTTGATTGCGTTAAATAATTTATCGTCTACTTTAGTCTTGGTTGATTTTACAGCCCAATCTAAAACTGCCATTATAAGTTGTTTTTTCCATCCTACTGGAAGTAATGTGATTAATGCTTTCCATATTACTTGTGATATTATTTTAAGATATTTCATTGTCATTCTCCTTTTGTAATCTTTGCACTTTTGCTCGTAAACTTGCTATTTCATTCTTGCATCTTCTAATATGTAAGGTTTGAGCATTTATCCTTACTTCTAAAGCCTGTAGTCTTATTTCAAGTTTTCTATTAATCATCTTTCAGTATCTTCATAAACTTATCTCGAAGATTCTTACTGCTAGACCTCATAAGCCTTGATATAATATCTACTAATGACTTGTAGCTTTTCTCTATACCCTTCTGTTCAATCTGCATTTTCTTTTGTTGGTCAATTAGCTTTATCACTATTGCTTCCAATCTCTTGAATCTTTCATCTAGTTCTTCCATAAGCTCATCTTGTATGAACTTGTTTTGTTTCCAGATAAAGAATCCAAATGCTACTGCTACACAGATGGGTATTCCATACTGTTCTAAAATCTGTAAAAAATCCATTAGCTTTTAGCTAATTTATAAATCTTAACACATATATATATAAATGTTGCTAACCCTACTAGCACTCTGACTGCAATCGGCAGCCATTCCATCCAAGTTACTGTAATCCCACTTGCACCAGCCATCAATGGTCTAATACTATCAAACATAAAATTTCTCCTGAAATACTGGAAGCGTAGTGCAAGATCTGTCTATCGTATAATATGGAGAAGGCAAAGTCGAGGATGAATTATACGACCACCTTGAAGATGATTTCATTCTTACTGTTTTTCTTAGCCGATTTTGCATTATACGCCTCCAATGCCTTATCAATGTTATAACCTTTACAATCTGTGTTTTGCAAGTCTATTTTTATACCATCTCGATTGCCATTACTATAAAATATGTAAGCATTTTGACTTGCTCTACCACCGAGATTTAAAGCCTTTTCAGAGTAATCATTTGCTCCTACAAGGCTTGCACTTCTTCCAAATGTATCGCCAACTCTTGCTGCATGAACATGACCAAATATTGTGTAGTCTATCTGTATGCCTTTCATCGCATATCTACCTATAAGTTGATTGACAGCTCTTTCTTCTCCCTTAGCTATCGCACCATGACCATGTAGTAGTAGTAAGTTCTGACCTGCAACATTTACAACTAACTCGCAAGGGTCGCCTTCTATAAAATGTATATCAGAATCTTTAAATAAATACTTAAGACAATTTGTTATAGTATAATCATAATTATCTGTAGCTACCTTACTACTCCACCCTAACTCTTTATTGGCTCTACCTTCGTTACCTACCACACTACCTATGCTTAAATTAAAGTTTGAATTAAGGTCTAAAAACACTTGTTGCATTATATCTACTGCTAAGAATGTAGCTTTGGCTCGATTCTGTGCCTGATTTAATAATTCATCTAAGCGACGATCACTATTCATTAGGTCACCAGTCAATGCCACCACAACTTGGCTAACATCATTCATCTTGAAGTACGCTGATGCCTTATTTACAAAATGCTGGCATCGCTGTGATGCAACTTGAAAGTCATATCTGTTATTCTGGAGTTCGACTAATTCATTAAAGTGAAGGTCGCTAAATTGTATCACTCCAACAGCTTTGTTTTTGACCTTATGCTTTTTAGTGTGTTTGTGTAACTTATTCTTTTCAAAAAGCTGTACTAACTGTTTGCTGTATTCTTCTACAGCGTTTTCAATTCTAACGTGTTCCCTAAAAGATTTTCGTTCTACTCTGTTTAAATCTTGAGCCTTTTGTTTTTCTTTACGATACTTTACATTCTCTTTTAAAAGCTCAATATCAGTTATAGGGTTTACACTTCTATGCCTACATCGCTTGCACCTGTACCTCTGCTTTCCATGCTCGAAGCCACTTCTGATTAGCTGAATACTGTAGCAGTTTGGGCAAGCAAGTTCATTACCTGTAAGTTTATCTTGTATCATAAATTAATGTATGGCAGTATATATAAACAACTAAAGAGAACCAATTATTTCACTTAATTCTTTGGCTCTATTTGGTGTTTGTTTTGCCCACTTTGAGATTAACATTTCTTTTGAAGCCGATGTATAATCTCTGTTGGCTAAATAGCTTATGGTCTTCTTAAATTTAGAAAAACCCCTAAACCCTAATTGGTATGCCATATTGATGCAGGTATTCTTAACCTCTTGAGGTGCATCATCGTACCAATCGAATGTAACGATAAATCTATCTTCTAGTAATTGTAATTTTTCTTTAAGGATCAACTCACAGACTTCTTCTGAAAGATATAAATCTTTTATGGCAAAGCCGATTCCAATCGTATCTACTCCTGCTGTGCATTTGTAGACTCTTGGCTTGTAGCCTTCATGTATTTTGAGTTGTTTTATTAAATCTTTCATAGTTTATAAAGGGGGTAGTTGCCCACCCCCTTTAATTAACTTAGATTATTAGTCTAAACTATCGGTTAGTGCGATTATTCTTCTGTCACCATCAGAATCTGCACATCTTGCAACAGCACCATAAATAACATCGGCTGAAACAAGGTCAGACATATATGTATGCTGATATGATTGTTTTACGTTTTGAGATTGTATTCCATAGTACAACGCACTTTCATGAATACAAAAACCTCTAAGTATATCATCATCATCTGAATCTGCTCCAGCTGAACCAGTATCAAATCCAGTCCAAGCCTTTGTAATACCTTT